GATAAGATTAGACAAGACTATAAGAAGTTTAAGAAATTAGAGCGTTATAAAGAGACAACTATCAATATGACGACGATTTCTAATGGTAGCAATATAGGTGGTCTGATAGACCTCTGGGATGACCATATTTTAGATCCATGGGGTTGTAAGATATCCTGGGATGGTATATATAGTGCATCAAAATCAAGAAAGCCAAAGAATATTGGAGTTTTCAATGATGATTATTTCAATAAAGCTATTATTGATTTAGGAAGATCAGATTACCATGATAAAGTTCTAGTTCGTACAGCATGTACACCTGACACTATTGATAATCTATATGATGCATATAAATTTGCATTAGATAATGGTTGTTATAAGTGGGAGTATTATCCTTTATCGGACTGTGATTATTATAAAGACCCAGACTTCCTCAAGAAGTTTGAAGAGCAACTTTATTATATCTTTGAAGAGAATGCTAGAGAAGAAAATGATGATAAACTAGTTGCAAATGTCGACACAATGTTGTATACTAAATATGCTGGTGTTAAAGATAAACTCCGTGCTATTAGTTGTCGACATCTAGGTCATTTCCTTCACGTTGGTATAGATGGTTCATTATATCCATGCGGATATTTCTCCGATGATGCATTCTATGAAAACCAAACAGTTAAGATTGGTGATGTATTTACTGGATTATATCCAGAGGTAATTGAATCATTCTCTAAAGAGTATAGTCAAACTCCAATGTGTAGTATCTCTGAAGATGATGGATGTAAATGTTATCATTGCTTTGAATGTCCAGCTGTAAGCAAATTCTATAAGAATAACTTACAGAATAAAATGAGACAGCAATGTGCAATGAGACATATTGAATCTAAAGTATTCAATGATATATACAAAGACTATACTAATGATAAAGAACGAATAGTACGAAATTTCTCATACGCCGGCTTCTAAAACATTTAAATATGGGTTTGGGTTAACCCTATAGAATAATTTAATATGTAAAAGGAGAATTAGTATGAGTACTACTAGAACTTTTGTCAAGAGACAATCTATTAAAATGAAAGTTTTTAGAGTTGTTAAAGCACTCTTTAAACCAATCTATATTTTGAAGGCTATAAGAATCCTTTTAACTATTCTTATACCAAAGAAAAAGAAATAAACTATTACCCCATAGGAGTTTTATCTCCTATGGGGTTATTTTAACATTTAGATAATCATAAAAGGAGGATTAAACTATGGCAAAACTTAGAGACACAGCCGTTAAAGATAACTTAAATATTGCTGGTAGTGTAGTGGCTAATGGTAAAGTATTATCCGTTGAAGGTCATACTCATACCCCTGCAAACATTACTGGTTTAGATACATATATTAATCAAAAAATCCAAGCTGCTGGTGGTACTGGTGGAAGTGGTACTCCTGTAATACCAAGTGGAGATATTAATGCTAAGACACTAGATGGTCATCCAGTTAGTGATTTTGTTTTGAAAACAGAATCTACTACAACTACTACTGGTGGTGGTACAGTATATTCATATAAAAAGACTCTAAAATTTACATCTCCTACTATGCAAATTACAATACCAGAATCTATGAGTGGTGCTACTATTAAAGTAACTGATAAGTTCTCTACAAAAACTTTTAAAAAGAATAATACATACAACCAATATATTCCTACGATGGAGTTATTTGATTTTCCAGATAGAGAATTATATAATTACTCAGCATATGTACCAACTTACTGTGTAAATAATAATATAATTGCGATATCTGGATTATCCCATGATGAACTTAAAATAACTATAGAAGTCTTATCTATCACTCCTATTACAGAAGATATCAAAATATCTACTGATATAAGTATAGGAGGATGGAGATCATTTAATATTGATAAAATATCATTTACAAATTTAGGGTATACTACATATGATGCAAATAAAATAGTATTTACACCACCAAAAGGTCTTAGATCAGTAAATTCTAAATTAGAAGAATATAATACATTATGTCTATATGGTGATGTAAAAATTTTAGATTTAGATAATAATCTAACTGTTAGAACTTACAATGGATCACTATACAGTTATAATCCAGATAATGTACAATATAAATCTGCACGTATATATAGCAAAGGTGTGAATATGTATTTTATTAGTGGATTATCTAAAAATATTATAGTTAAATCTAATTATGGTATTGTATATTATGATACTTCAAATATTTTTAGTAATGCAACCCCATCAAGAGATAGTGCTGATAATGCAGAAGGCGAATACAACTTAATCAGTATGAAGAAACTAGTAGGCGGCTCTAATAGCTCTGGCGGAACTATATCCGCTACTATTAATGGTGTGCAATTTGATGGTAAGACTAATATAACTACACCGGCAAGTAAACTAATTACCCCAGTTCATATTAATGGTGTAGAATTTGATGGATCTCGTGATATTACTATTCCAGCACCAACTAATGCATTAACTTTAGGTGGATTAGATTCTAGCCAGTTTATTAAAGCAACTGATGTTGGTAATGCGGCTGGTAAGATTCCTAAATTTGATAATGATGGATTCCTAGTATATCCAGATGGTTCTAAGGAGCGGATTGAAAATGCCTAAGCTTAATAAAGTATTAGCAGTTTATGATAGAAATGGTAATCGTCAAGCAATCCCTCTATATAGTTCTCTAAGTGATGTAAATGGCTTAGGGCGTCATATTAAAGTAGCTGGTATTGGTGATGCATATTATCCATTAACAGAAAACCTATCTCATGCTAATGCATCTAAGAAGACTATAGTTATTGGGATTAAAACATATAAAGCTTTACTTACTCTAGATGAAACTCCTTCTAATGGGATAAGAACTATATTAGATGCATTAGACTCCAATGGATATATATCTCCAGAAAATTCTAATAAATTAGAAGATATAGACCGAAGTGTCGGTGGAGTAGTTAAGATTAACCATAATACTAATATGGATGATTATAACTTTGCTGATATGTTTAGTAACGGTACAGTAGTTAAGTTAGATGACTATTCTGATAAATCAAAGAAAATTGATTATTTAAGTTTAATTAAATTTAGTGATAGTGATATAGAAATGACCTATGAAGTACCAGTATATGCATTATTATATTCACCATCGAGTCTAGATCATACTGGTAAATTAACAATATTAATGGCTGATATCTATAATTATGCAATTGATTCTTTATTTAGTGGTCCGATAGTACTTAATATGCATGGAGATATTCAATTCTTAGGCAAATATACTGATGCAATGATAAAGAGAATGTTAATTAATTCGGCTAATAGTCATCTTACTACTAATGAAATTATAACTGGTCATAGTAGCCATATAAATAAAATTAAACTTGGCACTGATACAATTGATCCATTAGCTAGTGGTTCTTATAATACTATTGAAATATCTGGTTGTGATATTAATGAGTTAAGTAATTGGAACTTCACTACACTTGTATATCAAAATCCTAGTGACGCTACATGTAATACATTCATAGCTCCAGTTACTAAGTATAATGAAAGTAATATAGATTATTTATTTAGAACTGGTAGAGATACAGTTAGAGATAAGTCTGTATTAACTGGAAACTCAAATAGATTTGATAAATTCTATGTGGTGATGAATCCTACAAGTAAAAAAAATGCATCATCTGACCCAGCATTATTAACTTATCAGTTTAATATCATTGCTCATGATACCACAGGAGCTAAAATTGAATTAGCTAAGTTCTATATCATTGCTCCAGTTATTAAAAATATAAGTAGTACTGATTATGCAACTGCAGTTGCATCTGAGAAGACTACTATAACTGATGGCGATATTATTGCAGTTGATTATAATAAATTTAAAGCTGGAGTAGTTCCTAGTGTTAAAGTTATATTCGGTAATGATATTCTTCATACTTTATTGATAACTCCAGAAGTGGACGAGAATACCTATAATCTATATTATAATATAAGAACTATTAAGTCAGATATTCTCGTTGATGGTAAAGCTAAATCTCGTACATTGATTTGTAATTTAAAAACAGGTCAATTTGGTAATATTAGTAAGTATCCTGGAACTGATAAACCATCATTGAATTTTACAGTAAATAATATGCTTAATATTAAACAGAATTCTAAATTTACTGATCAGTATCCATATAATTTCATGATACTATCTACAGATCCATCTATTAAAGATACTTTATTAGATAATACTGATTTATTCTTATTCAATGTATTTAATATAATGAATGAGCCTGGATATAATCAGTCCTCAAATTGCGTATATTATCAAAATTATATAAGTGAATCAGATGCTGGAGATTTTATGTCTATACTTATGAGATCAAAAGATGAAAATAGATATACTCCATTAAGTTTAACTGAGATGATATAAAATATTCCCAGAAGAAGTTTAAACTTCTTCTGGGTTATATATTATTAAGGTGATTCATATATCTTATATTTATTTCAAGGAGGAAAAGTATATGAAAATTTTTAGCGTATGTGCAAGAGTAGACTATCAAGGTCAAGATGTTATCGACTTAGGGTTATTTAAGTCTTCTAAAGCTGCTTTATTAGCAATGAAAACATTCATCGATGAACATGTTCGAGCTGCTAATAAAATTAGTGTAGAGCTATTTACCTTTAGTGATAACACTTTGAATCAAGATGCTAGTCTTCCATATACGACTACTGATCTTATGTACAATCCTAGTACTAAGAAGTATGATGATCTAAATCCAGTATTATTTGTATAATACTGGTGGGAGGGAGATTAACTTCTCCCTCCTTTTATTTTTTTTGTAAAAATAACCCCCATAGGAGTTAATCTCCTATGGGGAATAATTTTTTATCTACCGTATTTTACACCATAGATATCATACAAATGGAGTTGAGATCTATAAATACTAAGTTTAGTATTAGTAGTTAATGCACAATTATGATTCCATCTATTTGTATCTTTTTGCATTGGTACGAAGTTTATTAAACCTTCGTTATTAACTCTAGAAAGACCAGAGAAGTTATTCAATGGCGGCATTCCAATAGCTACTGGGTAGTAGGAAGTACTTAATATTTTCTTAAAGATTGGTACCCGAATAGATGTCACGAATACTCTATCTGCACGAAGCACGAATACTATTTCATCATATTGAGTCCAATCACGTACTGGTACACTGCACCAGTTACCGCCTTCCTCCCATCTATGTTTATCTGTAAATATATTCATGCCAGTCTCATTAATCCAGCTAAAAATATCATTATTACCTACACCACGTTTATATGCATCATAATCAATAATAGAATTACATGCTGCAGTATTGGTAGATGCTATAGCAGTTTTAACCTCATTGATTTTACTAACTGTATCATTAATACTATTTCTTAATGTAGCAGTTGTACTATTAATAAGGTCAGTTAATTCACGTTTAGCTTGAGCAATATTGTTATTGCTTGTAGTTAAAGTATTATTAACTGTTTGAGTCAATGCATCTTTAGTAGTATTAACTAAGCTAGTTAAGCTAGTCTTAGCTGCCTCTACTGTATCAGAGTTAGCAAATTCAACCCAGTCATTAATATTGGAATTACCAACAGCAAATTTAACTTTTTTGCTTCTTGGATCATAACCAAATTGACCAGTGAAGCTAGGAGTCATGTTAGTATTACCATGGATATTGAAATGATCCACAGAATCATAACCGCCTCTACCATCAGAGATATAATATTGAGGACCACCATATCTTTGAGATAAACGTGTACCAATAATTTGACCTCTAGATGTATTTTGATAGCTAGGTGTAACTACATCTTGGAATCTAACTTGACCACCACCAGTAGTTTCATTAGAAGTATTACGATTAGCTGTACCATTTACATGGATATCACCATCGGTAGCGTAGTATACTGTTTCAATACCCTCTGCAACTGTATTATTACCAATAATATTTACAATAGAGGATTCAGTGGATCTAATACCATATTTGGCTTTACCATAGAAAGTACATGTATCGATAGTCACATTGGCAGAGTATGCATCTACACAGATAAGATTAAAGTTTCTATCATTAGTAGCCTTATTAATAAGTCTCTCATGTTCGAAACCAAACTTACAGTTAATAAATTTAGCATTAGCACAAGATACTTCCATATTATAGAATGTACCAGCTGCCTCTACTGCTTTTTGCGTAGCATCAATATTGCTATTCTTGAAAGTAACACCTTCGAATACTACATGGTTACATCCAAAGATATACATAGGTGGGAGAATAACTTCTTCAGTTGGTCGTAGGTTTACAAATTTAACTCTACCTTTGAAGTTGATTAATTGTAGGGACCCCATACTACCATCTAAAACCCTAAAGAAGTTATAGTTATTCTTATCAGTAGTATAATCTCCAGGATACAATGCAATTTTAAACTCTCTAGAATTATTAATATGAGCCATTCTAACTGCATCAGATAAGTATTTTAATGGTGCACCAGAGTCACCAGTGCTAATATCTGCTCTAGTATTAGGGTCAACATAGATTGTATTTAGAGCGCCACTCATAGTAGATTGAGCACATAAATCAGGATAACCATGTGTTAATTCTTTATTATACTCTACACTATTATTTTCGGCTCTATAGGTGATATGGATATCTCTATATTGTTTAGTCAAAAAATAGATATTAGATCCCATTGATGCAAGATTATCCTGATAATCAAATCTAGTAGTTTGAATAATTTGACGTTTATTACAAGTAATAACTACATCTTTAGGTTTTACTTTTTTGAATTTCCAAGGCATATTTGTAAGAGAATGATGATGTGATTTCATCAAGTCAATATTAGTTGGCATATCCCAAGCAAAACCTGCCATCACTGGCTCACGAGCATCACCTTGGGTTAAATAGTTACGCCCAATATATGATACTAATAACCCGATAGATGTATTATTATAATCACCATCAGTCCAAGTTCCATTATTATGAACTTTAATCCAGTAGTCGCTATTGTTATGGAAGTATAAGTTAGCTCCATGGAAATCTATATTACCTACTGGAGCAGTTTCAAACTGAACTCCATATTGAATTGCTGCAGCTTTATGCTCATTATAGATACGTTGTAAATCTGTTGCTGGCATACCAGCCCAGCCTGTAATACCATTAGGATATCTAAATACGTCTTGAACGTATACCTTTCCAACTAATCCATCTCTCATCAGTTTAATGGCATTACCGTAATGGTCTCCATGCCAATGAGTGATAAGAAGAAATTCGAATTTATTAATTCCATTTTCTCGCATAGCACGTTTAATAGATTCATAACCACCACCGCCAGTGCTATTGGAGAATGTATCTACAATGAACCAATATTTTTTATCAATACCAACAAATGCACATTCACCTACATCTTCTGCGGGTTCATCTACAACTTGAACTGGTCCAAACATTGGGAAGATAACATCAAGAGATTTATTTTTCAACTCAGAAGTCTTAGCTTTAACTTCTTCTAAAGCTTCACCAAGAGAACGAGTTAAGGACTCAAAGTCTGGACGTATAACAGTAACTTGAGAATTATTAGTTGCACGAGAACGAGCTACTTTATATACAACAATCTCAATTACATCACCTTTATCTGCGGTATAACCTACTAAAGAGATACTTTTAGATTCAGCAATGAATTTATAGTTTTTACCTTGGATGAGTCGTACACCATTATGGAATACTTCTAATCTATCCACCCCAGGATCATAGTTAAGTGTATTGAATCTGAATACATTTTCACCATCAGCTAATACTGCATAGGAGTATGTAGTACTATCAATTAGATATGGTAAACCATTAGTTACATAGAAGCGTTCAGAGATATAATCATACTGTAAGTATAATTCATCACCAGCTTGAATTTCATTAGCTTTAGCTGGTTCAAAACCAACAAAGATTGGAATAGCTTTACCATCAACTCTAAGAGTTGGGTTATTACCAACATTAGCATGGAAACGTACACTGATTACATTACCATCAAGTAATTTATACTCATTAGGTAAAGTTGTACCCATATTAACGTTATCATCTTTAGTAACGCATCTAGTAATAATACCACCACGGTCTAATAGTGCATTCATTTTGTCATAGAGACTTTTAACTGCTGCACTAGAAGCTACAGATGTAGTATCATTAGATGTATAGCTATGAGAATACTTTTGCATTCTATCGATAGGCACAGTACCCTTATTGAGATATGCACCATCAATATAATTCATAGTCTCAAGTTTAGGAGCTTGAGCATTATAGATGAAGTAGAAGTTAATTGTACGACCAGCTTCAACTTCTTCTTGGAATGTAATTTGATTACCTTCAATAGAGTAACGGTTAGGGTAGATTTGAAGAGTACCAATGAATACTAAGAGCATATTAGGTTGATCAAAGTATCTTTCAAAAGGTACCGGGATATCAAACGTTTTACCTTTTTTAGTTACTACAATAGAATCAAATGCAGATGCGATATGAGAGATTTGTCTAACTTTAGCTTCTAGAGTTTCACCATCATCTGTGTATACTTGGGAAGCAATAGTCATAGGTGCAAATCTTTCTTCACCTTTAACTAATGTAGTTGGAGTTACATTTTTATAGTCACCTAGAAAACGTGTAATCTCAGTAGTAGCTACAACATTTTTCCAAGCACTAGTCCAAACATAGAATAGTTCAGACTCTTTAATATAGTAAATAAGATCTGTACTTACTTGGTCGTTATTAGATAAACGATATCGTTCAGTATCAGTATTTACTATTTTAAGTTTATTTGTTTTAAATCGGATGTCATGAGCTACATCATAGAATACTTCTTCAGTATCAGTGGTGTAGATAAATTGACCTTCCGAGATTGGTACCTGAGAGAGATGAGCTCGTTCGGTAGCCAAATATTTTAAAGTTGCCATGTGTAAGATACCCCTTTATTAAATAGTATTATCAGTTGCAAGATCTTTACCAATCATACCAGCGGCTACTGAATAGAACCAGTTTACACCACGGTCATAGGTTACAAGACGAACCAATTGAGCTTCTTTATTTTTACTAGGAATGATACGTCTAGGAATTTTAACTTGAACCCCATCAGCTCTAGTAATAAAGATATTGATAGCATCTGTACCAATATTTTGAGGATCTAGAATAAGAATAATTTCTGCAGTAGATTTATCTAAACCTACAATGGTAAATGATGGATTAGCACTATCCAAGATAAAGTTATAAACTCTATCAGGACGAATTACTTTATTGCTACCACCAGCTAAGTTAACTTTAGCTTCTTGAGGTAAGTTTTCTTTAGCTGTATTATAGTTTTCTAGACCTTTAACACGAGGTAATGGATCTTCTGCATTAAGAAGACCAGTTACTTTAGCATTAAGTTGAGAGAAACTATTAGTCAAAGTATTAGTTGTAGACTCAAGATTAGCAATATTACTTGTAAGATTAGGAATACCTTCTAAAGATTGAGTTCTAGCTTTTAAGTCAGTTAATGTAGGAGCAATATTAAGAGATTCAATAGTGTCCAAACGACCTAATATACTAGTACGAATTTGAGTATTCTCATTATTATATGCTTTAAGAGAACCAATCTCTTGGTTCATATTAGTAAACTTAGTTTCAGTACTATCAGATAGATTGTTTATCTTGGTACTTAATCCATTAATGGATACACTATAGTCTTCACCTTGCTCTAAGTTAGCAATACGTTGTTGTAAAGCTAAGATTTTAGAGTTAGGATCACCTAAAGCTTTAAGTTCATTAACTTTACCTTCAAGAGTATTTACTCTTGAACCATAATCTTCACGAGCTTCTAAGATAGTAATCTTATTACTTAATTTATTAAGCTCTAGATCTGCAGCATTCTTAACACCTGTAATCTTAGTATTAAGATTATCATTAGTAGTGCTAATTAATGTATTTAAATCATCCAATCTACGAGTAGCCGCATCAATATCAGTACGTAATACTGGAAGATTAGAGTATTGATTAGCTGTAAATTTAACAGCAGCTACATCATCTTGAAGTTTCTTAAATTTAACAGCATCAGGTGGAGCTGTTTCTTCTAAGTGACGTACACGTTCTACAATATCTGTATCTGTACGTTGTACCCACTTAACGATATTACCATCTTTAACTGGGTAAGTATTATTAGCTGCATGACTAAACCCATTAATTTCTATAGTACCAGCATAATCAACAATAGAATCATTATCAAATGCGATTTGTGGTACACGATATCTCTTTACAGGTTCATCTACAGTATTTAGATTATATTTGGAAAGATGTTTAATATAACCATCTAAGTTTACAATACCAACGCCTTCTACGTTGAATGTATAGCTAGATAGGTCTACATTCTTTTCAACTTCTTTTAGAATATTTCTTGTTATATCAAATATAACAGATTTATCTTCGGCGGAAACTACATAGAGTTTACCAGTCTTATAATCAAATAAGATTTCTTTTTTCTCAGCCAGGAAGCGAGAATTATAATCTAATGCTATAAGAGGAAGACGAGTCCCTTTATAGTTAGAAGTAGCCATATTATACCTCCTTGCGAATATGTATTTTAATTACATTAATGTTCAAAATATAAGCGGATAGGGATTTTGACATCCCTATCCGGTATTATATTATTCTCTGATTACATTAGATGCATCAAATATATTAGTTTGGAATAGATTATCTGTTTCGCTTTCATCAACAGCAATCTTAGGTAATTCTTTAAGGAATACTGGAGTATCACGTTCTTCAATAGCTTCTTCAGAAACTACATTAGATACACCAGGATCACCTGCAAGTTGAGATTCAGTCATCTCTTCATTTAGACCAGTGTAATCAATATCAGGATTGTTGATATGAGTTGCATCTAAAGCATTAGATAAGTATACGTTAGTATCAACGTTAGTTAATAATACTTTATTATTGTAGCTCAAACCAAGTACACCACCAAATTCAGAGTCAGATTTATTTAAAACCATATCAGTCTTGATAGCATTTCTACCGACTCTAATAGTATAGGATTTACCAGGTTCAACTTTAATATATGAGCTGACTTCAGGTGCAATGGAAGATACTGCTCTAGAAACGTTCACGCCATTAATAAGCATCAAGTTAACTCTATTACGATTTTCAGGAGCTTTACTTGAATTAATAGCATTCTCATCATTTCTATCTACAATACCAAACTCAGTTACACCACAACCATACATAGTACCATTACTGCTATAATGAATTTCATTACCATCATTGATAGTATTAGCAACTCTAGAATCATATTCATTAGTAATTCTATCGTAGAATGTATTCAATTCGATAGCTTCAATATCACCAAGTTTAGGAACTGGTGCTACAGAGAAGTTAGTACTACCATAACCACAGAATTGGAATGCAGCTGGATATCTTTCAATATCTTCAGTAGTTATCATCTTACTATAGCCACTGCATAATGTAATGATAATCTCACCTACATTGTCAGGACAGATCCAATATTCTTCGCCAGGTTTAGTAAAGCTTTGATTGAATTGTAAGTTGAATTCATCACTATACATTTCTTCTAAGCTATTAACAAATGTATCTGGTTTAGTTAATGTATCACCTTTATAGAAGATTGGAGTATTATCACGATCAGAGTCAAAGTCAATACGATATTTTAAATGGTATTGACTAATATCTGTATCTGCAGTAGTATACGCAATATTGATGAAACCATTTTGTGGAATGGTTAACTTATATTTCAAACCAGGGTATACTTTGACATTTCTGATAATTTCTTTTTGATAGAAGTAACCAGAAGTCAATCTACCTTTAGATTCTTCTGTTTCAGTTTTACGTAAAGGTTTCATAGCTGGAACAAAATTATTTACTTCAGGTAATCCACCAATAGGTTTCTTATAGATTGGTTGACTAATTAGGTTAAGATCTTTGCCAATATTTTCATCAATATAAGCTGCCACCTCTGTAGGTAAGATATAGCTTACTTCACCGAATTCAATATCTTTAGATCTTAAGTAACCCAATGTAGTTACTGCAGTACTTATAGGTCTAAATCTACTAGAAGATGCAATAGTCTTAAGCTCTAGTATAGATACATCTTCAGGGCAAGTAAATGTATATTTACCAGGAGCAATATACTTATTAACTGTAGTGGCTAAGCTATAGATAGATCTATTCTTGAACGTACTTGCATCATAAGTATATACAAATGGTAATCCTTTATTGATACCATGAGATGTATAGTGAGTTCTAATAATATCATTAATGATAGCTTCTTGTGAAGTATCTGGAACGATGTATTTTTCAAGATCTGTTACGTTATTATAGATATTGAATAACTTATTGATATCATCATTTGATACTTGGTTCATAATGATATCATAGTCAGAGTTAATATCTTTATACTCAGCTAATTCTGGAATAGATGGAGTATAATCTAATACCAATGTATTGAAACGTGTTTGAACGTCAGATTTCAATCTAATGATATTATTCGCAACGTTCATGATATTATCTTTATTGATCTTCTTACCATTGATAAACATGAAGTAGAGTTTATTATTTAATAGATGATCTAAGTCATTTCTATTTAAATATAAGTACCCACGTTCATTAATCATTGGATGTTGTACATCTTCACGTTCTAAACTTCTATTCTTTTGGTTAGCAATGTAGAAGTATAGGAAGGATAATGTCTGACCAGCCTTCAATGCATCATTATAGTTTCTTAGAGTGATCTTATTCAAATCTTTATCTAATACATAACGAGATGCATCAATGAAAGTTTGATTAGCAAATACCATTAAAGAGTTACCAAGTTTAAGATAGTTCTCAAATGGTAATGGAATATCAAATTCAGTTTGACCATCAACTACTGCTTCTTTATCAATTACTTCTTTAGCAATTACCATATAGTCAGAGTCTGCTAAAGTAAATGTGACTTGACGATCAGTAGTAGTGATTATACTATCATCAATGAATGTAATAGTATTCATTGTCTTAGAGATAGTATATTGAGACTCTCTGATGAATGTACTACCAACAGTTACGATAATTTTCTTATCCATAAGCATAGAGTCAGCCCATGGAATATTAAATGTACGTTGACCATTTTCTGTACATGCTACAGACTCAGTTATAAACTTAGTATATTTAGAGTTATTAACTACACCACCAATAGTTGCAGTCTCAGAGTCAATATTTTCAGTATATACAAAGATGAATGTAACTGTACGTCCTTCCATTACAGCGTCTTCACGACTTAAGAATCGTAAATCATTACCAACCACTTCATAGCGACGGTTATCAACATAGGTATCACCAATTACACAGAAGAATTTACCAGTCTTCTTATCGAAGTCATGTAATGCTTTAGGTAACTTAAATACTAGTTGACCATCTTGCTCTGCAAATACTTCTTCAATAGCAGTCTTAACAGATACATTTCTACCAGTAACAAAGTTGAATACTAATTCTTGACCTAAGTCTAAACCATTAGTTGTAAGTAACTCAACAGTATTAGCTTTAGTATCAATATAATACTCAGCATCATTTAGGAATACACCATTTCTAATTAAGAAGAAGCTATTTTGATCTTCAAAGTATTTAGCGTATGGTAATGGAATAGTAAACTTAAGTTGGTTATTCATAGTAGCTCTAACCGATACTGCAGAAGTACCAACTTTATTCTTTTGATCTGGATAGATAAATACAAAGATTAATGCAGTACCAGCATCGATACCTGTATCTTGGTCAAAGAACTTAATTTGTTTAGTACCTTCCATGATTTCATATCGTTTAGGGTTTACATAGATACCACGATATGTAACAAAGAAGAATCCTTCAAAGCCTTCAGGGTATGGAATATCAAAAGTCAATTGGTTATCTCTAGTAGCCATAACAAATTGAGGATCGATATTTAATACATCATCTTCTTTAATGCCACCATATGGATTATTTTCAATCATTTCATTATATAAGAATACGAAAGTGATTTCACGACCATATGCTACATAGTCTTTAGGATCTTTAAATACAATAGTACGACCAATTACGTTATATCTAGATTGGTCTACCAATACAGAGCCACGTAATAATAAGAAGCTATTCTTATTTAATAAAGAAGATTTAGAAGGGAATGGAATAGCAAATACTGGTTGTTGGTTTACAGTAGCTTTTAATGTGACTACATCAACACGGTTTGTTTTACCAATATCAGTATAGTTAAAGTCATAAGGTAAATAGAAGATATCTACTCTATCACCTTTTTGAGCAATACGACGTAGATGAACACAGACTTCAGTAGCTGTATTTTCTACTTCAGGGACAATAACTCTATACATATCCTTACTTAATAGACGACCATTGTGGAATACAGCGAATCTATCTTTATTCAAGCAAGGAATAAAGTCTCTACCAAAGAAATAGCGTACTGTAGGTTTAGTAATATTAAAGTGCTGATATTTAAACTGATTCTTAGCAGCCATATAAATAGTCTTACCATAATATGCTGGGTTAGTAAATGTAACAGTTTTATTATCTTTATCTAAAGTATACTTAACGTCATAGATAGTACGTTTATTGTATGGAAGTTCTTTATAGATTTGATCTTCAGTATAGTTAGCAAATACCATTAGATCTTCATACTTGATGGTAGTGTTTTCAATAGTATTATTATCTTCAGTACACTCTACTTTCAAATAGTTATTATTTACTCCAGTGAAGTAAGTGAATTCAAATTCATCATAGTCAATGATATCATTGATCTCAGCATTAGTAATAGGAATTTGGAAGTCATTATTAACGTATCTAATACGATCATATAAATCCCATAGTTCACCATTCTTATAGATGATTACAAATGTCTCTGGGGATTTATGATATCCTCTAGGAAGAGATAATACATTATTAGTGATTTGAGCTTTTAGCTCTTTACCACTAATAGATCTGGAATGAATCTTCAAACGTTTCTCATAGAGTTTATCAAACATAGAAGAATTATAACGACTGATATATCTAATACCAGAAGATACATTGTCTTCATAGTCTGTATTGTATTTATATTGGAAGTCAAAATCACGACCTAATGCATTGACATCTAGTGCAGGCATTTCATTTTCAGGTTCAGTGATAAGACTCTTTAACAAATCCTTATTTTCAGGAATAGTGATATTGCTTCTATTATGATTAGTGATATCACGATAGAAGTATTTAACTTGTAAGTCATAAGTTAATGGATCACCATTATTCATAGTGATGATATTAAGATTCTTAATATCGGGATCTATTGTTTTATCAAATAGACCGTTAGCCCAGCATAAGAAGTTATTCTTAGTAAGCTTATATTTAGCATCAAAGTCTAAATCTCGGTTATCAACTCTACCACCAGCTAATACTTTAAAGAAGCCAGTCTCTAATTTAAGAGTAGTGGTATCTAAACTATATACAATAGAGCCAAATGGAGACAATTGACCATCTTCATCAAATCTGAATAACTCAGTATTTGGTTTAGGGATCTTTCTTGTCTCAGAATAGCTCATATAAGTGAATGGTAGATTTACCATTTCAACTTTATCTATATGCAAAGGATTAAGATCCTTGACAGTATTCTTATCGCAAACGAGATATGTATATTTAGCATTCCGTACTACACGGAAAGTAGACCATTTTACATGACGACCATTTACGAATAGCATAAATGGATATACTAAACCTTCGTTGACCGCATCAGTCATACGTTTATCGAAGTCAATAGTTTTCTTAGTCAAATAATTAAGACGGTAACGCACCCCAGTAATACGAAGTACGTAGCCTTCTTTCTCATAAGTTACATAGTGACGAATACCTTTAGATACATAGTAGTTCATCTTATCCCAGCTAATATCAACTACCTCTGGGACGATACCTTTTTGCATTCCAGAGATATTTGTAGTGGAATAATTCTTAAGTTGATCAACGTAGTTATAAACTTCGTTATCGTAAGTTTTCATAGTATTGACCTCCGACATCTAGAACTGTTTTAACATATTCAGGAAGTCCACGGTTAGTCACCTTTTCAATAGTAGATTGATTATTTAAATAGCATCCAATATAGGTATTAGTCATCATAGCAGAGAATGCTGGGAAGTACTCTAATGCAAATAAAGCAGATGGGGAGTACATTTTAACCCATGTAGCAATTACTACTTCAGTAGTTAATTTATGGAGTTTCAAAGAATCTCTAAGCATAGCTACAAATGCATCTAAGTTCTTAAAGGAATCACGTTCCACATAGGATTCGATTAATTCAACTTCACGATCGGAGATACGAGCAATTTGTTTAGAGAATGCTGTATTATTAGCATAACCATATTTAGGATTATTACTACCAATGATATTCTTAATGAAGTATTGAGAAGCAAGATACATAACACGGTTATGGATATTACTTACTGTATTCGTTTTGAATAAGTAGTTAATAATATTATTGAATAAGGAAGCAAAAGCATATGCACCAGATTTAACTAAGTCGAATCTGGATACGATATTAGAATAGCCACCAAAGTACATCATGTTTACAGATGCTTCTAATAGATGAGCAACTAGTTGTTTAACATTGTTGCATTTATATTTACCACCTTCAAAGTCAATGATTTGAGTGCAGTCTACATAGATCAAGTATTTACCAGTGCCACCTTTAATATCTTTAGCAGTTAATACTCGAGTACTACGGTTTAATGGGTGTGTACTTGTATAAAGTACGATTTGCTTAGATTCCATTGCAGAGATTAAGAAAGAACCAACTTGTGTTTTCTTAACATCATATGCAATATCAGCAAAAGCTTCAGAATGGACGTCAATTTCTTTACCACTTTTGATAAAGCTTAAGACAGATTTTTCATATTCATCTTTATATTGGGAAAAGATAAAAGTCTCATTTATGAGTTTGAAATTCAACTGAGCCATTATAATCCTCCTTCGAAAAGTATCTTAAAATATTACTACAATGTTTAATTTGCAGGTGTATACACCCCTAGGAGACTTAACCTCCTAGGGGTGCAACTAAGTATGTGTTTATAACAATGGAGACACACATCTAAAATGAATACAAGAAAACACTGGCTGTCACTGTTCTCATTATGATATATGTGTAATATAGTCGGCGAAACTATATTACTATTAAGTTCCCTAAGTAATTCTTTAATAATGCCCAGACATATAGATACAAAGGAGGAGAATTATGTTTGAATCTAATCTAGATGAGGTACGTATAGGTACTTATGAACACGGAGAAAATAAAGTTCCAAGTGTGACTCAAGTACTTAGTCATATAAATGAAGACTATATCGCTCAATGGGCAAACTCATTGGGATTTAAAGGTATTGGATACCGTAGAGAATTAAATAGATATGCTGTCGAAGGAACTAAAGTTCATAATGAGATTGAGCATTTCTTAACTGACGGATTATGTATGACAGATCCAGTAGATAAGACTATGGGATTTATGTCATTCATTCAATGGTTTAATGATTATGGCTATGAGAAGAATACTCTCATAGAACCAATCATGTTAGAGAAATCACTTATTGGTAAATACTTCTGTGGGACTATAGATGCAGTTATGAAAATCGGTAATGAAGTTCATATTGTAGACTATAAGACCTCAAGTAATATTGGATATAAATACTTTATGCAATTATCTGCATATAGATATCTGCTATCTAAGATAGGTATTCATATAGATAAGCTTACAGTGTTACAGCTTAATAAATATGAGTCTAAGTATAAGCAGTATACTATAGACATTAGACAGAATGAGGAGTTAGTTGATAGTCTATTCAATGGATTCATCAATACACTAAACTCATTCAATAGTATCAAGTTATTAAGAGAGATTAAATCCTCTGAGTTTGGAGTGAAATAATATGAGTGAATTATTTGGTAATATAGCACTCGCATCATTGCTAACTGCTGGTATAATTGGAGTTGGTGGATGTGCAATCAAAATCATCAATCTTGATTCTAAGATTGGTGATGTATTATTATGGATAACTGCATTCTTTGCAGGTGTAGCTGGGATATCATTTATTGCTTTTGTATGGTTAATTACAGTATTTGGAGGACATACATGCTTTATTTATTGATGTTTAAAATAGCAGCAGCTTCACTTATAACTACATTAGTATTAGTCGTTATTACTCGTGGTCTAGATATAAATGATGGTATTAGTGTAACCATTGGTGGACTTGCATTAATAGTAACTTTATTGACATCCTTCTTGGCAGCTTGGATGTGGGTATTTAATATATAGCTGGAGATTAAATTGACAGAAGTTTATTATGCTGAATTATTTATGAAAATAATAGGGTCATCATTCTGTAGTATGGGACTATTAGCTTCAGTAGCAGCATTTCTTATGATATTAGATACAGATATTAATATTGTTAGAGTATTTATCATACTGATGTCTATATTTGGTATCATAATGATAATTGCTATTCTATGTCGGATATGGTTGGGGGTATTTTTCTAATGTTTTCTTATAAAGTAATGATAGTTTCATTTGCATTATTTGTAATAGATGCAGCAGTTCTATATAGTTTCTATGGTGAAGAAGTTTTATCTAATAGAGAAGAAAGAGTATTAATCTTAGTAGAGAAGTTATCTGCTATTCTATTTGGTATTCTCTTAATATCTTTAGCTGCAACAGTTTGTCAATTATTCGGTTGGGTGTGATAAAATATGTTTAGTCCAATATTGGAGACATTTAATATACCACAGCTACAGAAGTTTATAGTAGTATATAAAGAACTTCTCCATGAGTATGACTCATGTCCTGTCTTAAAAAGTTTGTGGTATAAATATAAAATTTATAAATTAAGAAAGAGTATGTTTGCTTATATTGAGACAGCGGACATATATGAGCTAATTGCTGGTATAGTTGGAATCCAACTAAACAATCCTCAAGATTATATCTTTTATATTACAAATGATAATACTGTGAGATATCAGATTAAACGTGTTCCAGGAAATGAATATGTCTTATTCGATATCACTGAAGGTCCTAAGAATGTAGCTATTAATGCTGGACCAGCACATCATCTTCTTCTTAATAAAGAGATCGATGCTAAAGTTACATATACTCTTTGGGTAGAGCCTAGTAAGAAGTATGTAAGTGAGTTCAATATCAATAGATATAATGATAATGAGATCGATAAGTATTTAGATCCAACAATGGATCCTAAATTGAATACTCATAGAATGCTTAGAGTATGTATTAAGTATTTTATGGAATGGGTAATAGATAAATAGTTATATATTATAAACGTGATAGGATATCTAGTCCTATCACGTATATATTTTATTTAAAGGAGATTGATAAAAATGACAGAACTAAAGAAACTTAATGAAAGGGATCTTATTCTACTGAGGTCAGTGAAGCAATTTGGACATCAGATAGGATATATGTTTAATATCATTCTAAGAGGATATGATGGATCTACCCGATATAAGTGTAGACAGAATCTTAGAGTTATATTAGATAATATCGATAAACGACTTAGCTTATTCAAATGCCAACTAAATCATAATGGAGGAGCTATTGTATATTTCTATAATAACTTACCTAGAGTGGTTGATAGCAGTCTTGGATCAATTAGCGTTAGCTATGTTGATAAGACTAATAGTGAGACTTCATTCCGTTGGATGGAAGATTATGATATGCGTTATGTAATACGCATGCTACATAAAATCAGAAAACGTCTTATTGATATTTATAAATTCGATAAGACTAAACTCCCTAAGTTTAAAGGGAATGATCATACTGTTGTAGTATATGAAAATGGTAATATTAACTATTTAGATTCAGAGTATCATCAAAAAGACTTTGATAAATATCTTAAGATATATGACTTATTGATTGGAAGTCCATTATTACAATCCTTCTATCCAAATATCAAATTTGAAGATGGAGTTATGAAGTTCTATGATGGAAAGATATTATTATACTACGTTGATCCTAAAGAGAAGATGATAGTTAGTCTTGATGGTGGTAACTCACGTACAGGTTATCTCTTAACTCCAAAAGAGTTGAATAGAGTGATTAGAAGAATTAATAATTTAATTGATGGAGGTATCAAGTAATGAAAAAAGGCGTAACTAAGTATTTACCAGAAAGTGATTTAACAAGATTGCAATCTATTAGTGCTATTTGTCAAGATATTGGATATATCTTCAATAAAGTACTACGGTCTTATGATTCTAATAATAGATACAAAGTTAAGAATGTTTTGCATGATATGTTTTTAGATCCTAAATGTAATATCCGTTTAGGTAAGACTAGATTGGGTATTAAAGACTCTGTACAAGTTCATCTTAATATTAAGAGAACTATTTTGACTAATATTGAAGAATATCCTCATGAGGCTCCATATGTATCTATTAGATATCAAAATAGACTTAAATGTGCTGATGTATGTTTAAGCGATATTAGATGTCTTAATCTACTTACATTGATCCGTGAGTTAACTAATGTTAGAGATAGAATGGTAGAGAAATTTGATATTCTTAAATCTGAGCTAGGTAAATATAAACAACTACCGGCAATGATTGTTAAAGATAAACGTGATCGAATCACTAGATACAGACATGGATCTGATATACAAGATACATATGATAAATACATCTTCATCTATGACAAGTTATATGATAATCCTGCTATGGCTGGAGGATTGAAATACTTCAAAGTTAATAAACTTGAAAAGACTTTAGAACTTGGGGCTATTACAGATAGAGGATATCTATCTCCATCAGCTAAAGTAATAGTGACTAATATCGAAAGTGATTATAACAGATATAAGACTTTACTACCATCTGTAAAAGAGATCAATAACACTATTAAGTTTATTAGATACAACTGTGACTAAGAATACAGCCAAGGGTTACTATGATCCTTGGCTTTATTTTTTATTAATTTAAAGACATTCATATAACAAAGGAGGAGATGTAATGAATCTTTTAAGCAAAGTAATTGAGCAATTTAAGTCTAAAGACTGGGCTAATGTTAAATATGACTATACTAAACTAGATATTGATAAGGCTAAGTTAGAATACTTAGAA